CGGGAGTACGGATAGTTTTAGCAGTCATATAAGCATATGAAGGATTCTCATAACTGCCGCCGGGAATAATCTCGGAACCGCCCTTACCAGCACTGAAATATTTCCTAAACTCTTCTACACGACGTTGCTCGTACTGCTCAAGATTGATATTACTCAAGCTGTCTTGTTGGTCTTGTTCCCCGAAAATGTAGTCAAGACCATAGCCGTCGTTCTTGCCCTTTTCATAAGTCTCACCAAAGGTGTGCTCTACAACAGATAGGTTAAGCCTGTTGGAGCGGCTGGCGTTATGAGCAAAAGTGTTCTTTTGGCTGCCCTGACGGCGACCGAGCGGGTCCTGTGGGTAGAACTTCTCTAACTTGCTGAATACAAAGTGAATACCTAGATCAAGCAGGTTCTCCAAATCCTTAATGACTTGTGGGCTTATTCTGCCGCCATTTATCTCAAACTGGTTTTCGTAGTATCTCTGTAACTCAAGGTCCTGACCAGCAGGGGATAAAGCACTCAAGAAGACTTCATAGGTTTGAGCGGTTGTGAGCAGTCTGTCTGCTACATTTATATTCTCTCCGTCGATATTAGCACTGATTGATTTAATATCTTGGGATAGGAGTCCTGTCCTTGTATCAAATACTTCTTTGTTGCCGACCAAATAGTCGTAAATCAACTTGGTGGATCTCTTTAGTCCGTATATTGTGTTGATTAGTTTTCTCATCATTTCTGGTGAGTTGTCGGCGACTGTACATTTAGCACTGTACTGATAGGTTCCGTTGATCTGATTATTAGCGTCGTCAGGTGTTCCGAAGTCATCATAGCCTTCAAAGAAGCTTATCTTGAAAGAATCCAAGTCACTTGGAAGTGATATGCTGACGTTCTTTACGTCCTTCACTGGAGTTGTAGCAAAGAACTCGTTCGGACCTTTATCAAAATGCTTTCTGAAGACTTCTACGGAAACAACAGAAGAAGGAGTGTCTGGTGAAATACTTTCTCCGCCAGCAATCAATATTCTAGCCAACTCGTCGTTTTTATAAACAAATGGGAACAATCCATTCTTAGCCAAGTATGACTGGACGTCAAAAGCAAAAACAAACCTATGGTTGTCTTCTGTGTCCCTTGAAAGCCAGAAATCTGAAAAGAAGTTGTCCCTCTTTAGGACTTTGTTGAGTTCGTAGTTCTTATCTTTCTGATATGTTGTGAAGAGTTCCTCGGCTTTTTCTGCGATGTTTGTATATCTCTTTACCGCAATGTCGCTTGGAAGTTCCTCAATGGTTCGTAGTTTATCAGCGTCTGGTGAGGCTTCTACGCTCTCCTGCTGCATCCCGACAAATGGCTCCTCTTTTGAGGGAGACAAATATAAAACCTTATCACCCAAAGGAGTCAAGGCAGAAATAATAGAAGTACCAGTGTTGATTGTGAAGTTATCTTCTGGGTCGTCCTTAAGGAAGTTGGGCACAATCGTATCGTAAGCAAAAGCATAGACTGAAAGTTGTTCCAAATCCTGCGTAGTTGTTGGGAGGTCAATGCGAATAAGATCCAACATAGCCATTCGGTTCTTGAGATTGACTACAGCCTCGGACATTGGAATATCATAGATTATAAGATCTTTTGCTACTGCTGCACCATCTCCAAAGATAGAAACCCTATTAGTGATGATTAAGTTGCGAGCCTCCATGTCGGTAGAGACAGGAGAGAATGGGCTGGAAGACTTGAGATACTCCTCTTCGCTCATTATAGACTGTTTTAAAAAGTTGTTGTATTCGTGACTAGTCACACCTTCAAGATTCAAACTATCAAACTCATTGTACCTTTGTGTTATAAAATCAACAACTGCTGCTGATTGCTTTGTCAGAGAAACAACAATTCGCAAGTTGATATTATCTAATATAGCATTATCACTAGACAGATTAACAGCAGAGGATATAACAAGACTGTTGAGAATATTTTCTGTATTCTCGTCCCTCTGCCTCTCAAGAACTAGTGAATCAATTTCTATGTTAGATACTAATTTCGTCATCTCTTATTATCCGTCGTTTTCGCCGTTTGTATCAAAGTTGATAGCACCTGGTGTTATATCGCAAAGATCTACTGGATTTCTATCTACTTTTCTGCTATAGAGTGTTGAGTTTGTTGGCAAGGATATGCCCACGATTTCATCATCTACAGAAATATCTAAAAAGAACTCAACATAACTTTCATCAAGAACTGGGAAGTTATTATTTATATCTTCCTCTGTCCCATTGATTGTGTTAGCTAAAGTATAAGGGTCAGCCTGAGTTGCTAGGATGTCTCCCTTTTCAGACCTGTCGTTAATAAATCCAAGTGATTTGATTAAGCCATCGGTTCCTGAAACATAAACCTCTATATCAAAGTTTCCGTTTCCTTTGAATATTGTATTGAGTTCCTCGATATCTAGAACAAACTTATCAGTGCTAACAAGAGTTAAGATTGTTTCCTCAGAGTCAGGAACTGGAATGCTTTCATAATCTATTTGTAATGTAGCACTCATTTGTGGTATGGTATTGCTAGCATTGTATTGAACGCCTTCGTGAAATCCGACATCACTTAGATCTAGGACATTCACCTTCCAAGCTGGATTGTATGTAGAGTTTGGGTCGCTGCTTCCCAGCATTCTGTAAAAAGCGGCGTTCCACTCATTATTTTGAGAGAAATCGTCTTGATTTCTTGCGGTAGCTAAAGAAAAAACAGAACCTGGTTCTGAAGAGAACCTGGACAACGTCTGTAGTCTTGGTGTTTCATTAGAGATTCTATTGGTTACCTGATTCTGTGTTTCAGTTATGCTGCCATATTCCCCATCATAGAGAATAGAAGTATCATAAAAAGCATAAAATGCTGGGGATAGAGTGCCACTAGCGAACTGTTGTCTGCCGTATGGCGTGAGTTCGATGTTGATTACTTCTTCTTTTTGATTGAAAAAACGGACCATACCCTAAATATCCTCATACATTATTATTTGTTGCCCGCTTTTTCGTCTATGGTCTGTTGGGTTAGCTTTGCCTCAGTTTCCTCGTACTCTTTTTCAAGATCTGGGCGGAAGCCAACTTTAGAGTTAATCTTGACTGACTCAATCAAGGAGCAGTAATCATAAGGCCAGTTATAAGTTGGGCTGTCCAAGGAGTGCTTGGAAATGTAAGCATTCTTAGCAAACTCATCTCGGTCGCCGAGGATTCTATCAACCTGATCTTCTGGGAGACCCTGAAGAGTCATAAACTCTTTCGCATTATCATACCCAAGAGCATTTGGTCCATCAACTTCTTCAATGATCATTTCAGCATAAGTTGAGTAGCCTTTTTCTTTTACCTTGAAGACTAGCCACTTAATCTCTGGGAAGAAGCCTTGCTTACAAGCCTTTTCGGCGATGTCCAATAGGTCATATCTTGGGTTGCCGTCACGAACTGCACCGAGGTTGATCTGCTCTTTTAAGACCTCTGGGAACTGGGTTGGTGTATCTTCTACATTATCGCCAGGCATGTAGTGGTCAATCGCAGAGAAACTGAAGTTCATTCGTCTTGCTAGATCGGGCATAATACCTTGCCAGATATCGGCTAGGTCTTGCTTGGTTAGTTGAGCAGTGTGTTCCATGAGATAGACAACAGGTATTTGTTTTATGTCTTCCCCTGAAAGTATCTCGTCGTATTCGTCGCCGCCAAACGGGTTGATTGTGTCGGCAACCGTTGGGTAGCCCTTTGGAACGAGACCTAGGAGTTTCTGTGCGAGAACTGGTGGTAATGAGTACTTGGTGAAGTTCTTGCGGAACTCTTTGATTTTTGGTCCCAACTCTGTTGGTGAAGCCTGAAGTGTGATGAGTTTTGGCTCGCCATTCTCATCAAGGTAAAATGGTAGGGCAACGACTGCTTCTGATATAGAGTTTTCATTGTCTTCTGCAAGTTCGCCGAGCCTCTTGGCTTTCTTGGGGTCGAAGCCTTTTCGTATAATCTCGTCGGGGTCGAAGCCGCAAAGGTCTGCTAGAGAAGTCACTGTTCTGTTAGAATCAATAACGTATTTTGGCACCTTACGAACGTAGTCATAGCTGCCTACTGTGCCGACCATTGCTCCTGAATATACCAAACTGGCGATAAGGTCGTATTCTTCGTCTTCGTCAGTTGGAATATCCTTGATATACATATAGACGCCCTCACCTTCGTCGGGTGTGGAGCCGTATTGGTGCCACATACCTTGAGCAGAACTTGTGAATTCTGAAGGGTTGACAGAAGATGAAAAGTTGTAATCCACTGTTGTAGAAGCAGGGACCCCTGGTGTAGCATCTGCACCGCCAGCAAAAGGAGACTGGGTAATGTAGCCTAGCGTGACTGTATCTCCAGTTAATGCCTTCCCGTTAATCCCTGTTCCACCAACATTATCTGTAAGGACCACTATTGAAGATAAAGAATCCGATACAAATGGTGTTACATCTATTTCTGCATTACTCAGAGCTAGAGCAACTGATGCTGAGAGAGCTTGCGCAACTTCAGGATTACCTGAAGAGCCTGAATACCCTACCTTATAATCTGTTGCGCTTGTCCTAGATGGACCAACTGAAGCTGCATCAAAAGTGAAAGTAACAGTTACTGTACTAGTTTCAATGACTAAGTCAAGTGTGTCGTAATCAGCAACAAGACCTGCTGCCATAGTTGCTGAAGCAGTAGCATAAGCAACTGGAACTGCCGGCACGGCTGGGGTTCTTGTGATACTTGGGAAATCTAGAATTGGACTTTCCCACTTAGGCATGATTGTCCATTTATTAGGATCTACTGATTTATATGAAGACCCTGCTGAAGTTGGGAACTCATTGTCTATGTTGATAGAGGCATCAATGTCCATTCTGTTGAGCCAAGCACGATTCCACTTATAAGCAGGTGTTGTGTTTGTTGTTATGGTGTTTCCGTAAGCATCGACATAAGAGCCTGATGTAGCATCATAGTAACTTCCGCTTTCATTGAGGAAATCTACAAAGACTTCACCACGATCATTGTTTAGGATTTCTTCTAGTGTATATTCTTCTTTGTCCCCCAAAGGCATGAAGGTAATACGAGCCAGTGAAGGTCCGTAGTAATATGGTGGTGTAAATGGAGCGAACTCACCACGGTGTTTAGGCCAAGCAGAACCAGAGGGTACCCAGGAGCCAGAGGCCTCGGCAATTTCCCAAGGCTGGTAAATATAGCTTGTGTTAGTTGCTGGACCAAAAGCTGCTGGGTTGCTGTACATATTGAACTGATCAGTCTTCATTAGACCGATCTCCATCATGTAAGCCTTTTTAGGATCAATAGTTACAGTACGAGCAGCGGCTGTAACTTCTTGAGAGCCCTTGGATGGGCTGCCGAATTGAGATACAAACTTCGTGAGTTTCCCTGGAGATCCAAACTTATTCTCCTTTGTCTTCAAGAAAAATTGTGGAACATTAGCAAGGAAGTTAGATACTGCTTTTTTGTAAAGATTGTTAGAATCTATCTGCCCTTCAGTGAAAGACGCTGTAACATCTAGGTGAAGGAATGTGTTAATATCAGACATCACTGTTGCCAATGAACCAGTTGTGGTGCCTAAATCAGCAGTTAAGTAATCTTCAGGTGCCAAAATAGACTCAAAAGGAAGTCTGTCTGCCCAGAATAAAGCATTTACATCTGGATCGGTCCAATCAAAATCTTCTCTATTTCTTCTTTGTCCCCCTGGGATTGTACCTGAAACATCAGCAGCACCAGTTAAAGCACCGTAGAGGCTGCCGAACAATGGGTAGCCAATCTTATAGCCTGGATATATTGGATCATAAACAACAGTATTTTGCTCGACATATTGTCCTTCATTTCTTGTTACCCTGCGGATTGGATAATCAACAGCAACACCAGACTTGATGGAGTTATACATGATGCCTGGTGCGAAGTATGGTCTTAATAATGTTCTCCACTGACTATGAGCACCAGCCTCAGAGCCTGTAAATTGTGCAGCAGCACTATAGGATTGGGAGAAAAGTGTTGATATTTCAAGGGTTCTATTCATTGGATAGAATCCATCGTAAGGCAACAACTTCATAATCGCATCAGAATTTATCTCAAAGTGACGAGGATAATCATTAAAAATAAAATTGACATCGCCCTTATCATATGTCATAAAGTCAGATAAGAACTCCATATTATCCGTAGTAGAATACCTTGTGTAGAAGTCTGTGTTCGTTCCGTCAAAATTATTTGTATTTGCTCCCGTGATTTCTAGTGAGGAAGAAATCGCTGTGAACAGTGTTCGATTGGTCTTAAACTCGGATACATGCTCGCTTACACGATACTCTGGAATAATTGTGTGGGCCTTGCCTTTAAGTCTTAGTTCGGCTACCCACTGGTCGTAACTATTATAGAATGGGTAAACCTGAGTAGCCAAGTCCCCTTTGTTTTCTCCATCGACAAATCTTCGCTCAGAAGCCGCTGTCCAAGCAGGACGAGAGAAAGGCCCACCTGGAATACGGGGCTCAACAGATGTAGTAAGGGTGCTGAGAGTTCCTGTAGCAAAAGCAATGTTATAAACATACTGAGAAGATACTGTATCGGCTGTTAAGTAATAACTGCGACTACTTGTGACATACAGCGGATTACTGTCCGTTGTATAATCTATCACTGTCCCGTAATGAGTCATCATAAGCTCACCACAAGCGGTAGTTGATTGGTCAGCCAAGATAACAGAAGCCGAATAGGTTCCTGTATTGAATGCTGACCCAGCATATGTATCGGACAAATCAGACCACAAATAAGAATCCATTGGCCATATAGATGCAGTGCCTGGGCCTGTTCCTTGAGGTGTCGAAGGGTTAGAAGGATTGTAAGGCAACTGTTCAGACCTCTGGATGACATATCCTTGAGAAGTTGTGAATGGAGCAGTCAATCTTGGGACTTGTCTATTGTCTCTTGCTTCAATTGTGGGAGAATAAAAAAGAACATCAAAATTGCTATAGAAAGTTGTTACAGTTTCTATATCAGCATCATTCTTCCAATAAGAGTTTGCAAACGCTAAACGAGCACGACTTCCAGAAAGGTAGGTGTTTATTTCTCTTGGGAAGATTGTCTCGTTGTATGCGAACATTTTTATCATATTCACGCCATTTAGAGTGCGAGATGAGTCACTATTTAGTTGTTCCCGCAATGCTTCGTATGGTCGCTTGATTTTGTTGTGAGCAAACTTAAGATCGCCAGCAAGTTGTCTGTTAAGTTCTCGGTTCGCAAAGCCCATCAAAGAGTTGCCATAACTGTATTCTAGATTAAGCGTAATCTTGTTGTCAGTTGTCTCTGAGGGGGATCCAATAAATGTCTCAATCTGATGGACGAGTGGCTTATATCGAGAGGTTATTGGAGGCTCAATAAATGCTTGAGAATAATAGTTTGTTATTGTGTTCCCGGCTTGATCAGTAGAAGTTCTTGACTGGGTAGAATCTAAATTATTAATCGCATCCTTAGAGACAACCTCTTCAGGAAGGAGTTCATAAAGATTATTCTTTCTTAGGTATCTTGCCGCATTTTTGTATTGTGTTGCAATCTGTGACCAGGGTGCATTATATGGATTATCTGACCAGATATAGTATGTATTTCCATCAGTCCAGGTGAAACCACCAGTCCCAGGATCAAATAAACTTGGTGCGTCCGCAGTAATATTTGTTCTTGATAGAGTGATATCTTCTGGATACTTTGAACCCGAAAGAACATAGTTGCTATATGTATTTGTGTCAGACCCAGATAAAGCAAAGAACCACTGAGTACTATCACCCGCTGGAACTGGTCTTGTCACAAAATAAGCATCATAAACTGTCCCTGTTACGAATGTACTACCAGAAGCCTCTACTCGTTGGGTTTGGTTTCTTTGTGTTTTATGGACTGAAGCGACTGTTGTGCTTCCTGGCTCAAAACCGCCAAAGTCTGTATGTGTAGCAAGTTGCTTAATGTATGGATTCCGTACAGGCAAGTTGCGGAATGGAAGAGCATTATTAGATGAGAACTGATCAGATGCTACATCACGGAACTGCTGCTTAGAATCTACCTTATCACCTGGAGCAGAGAAACGATTCACAATGATTGTCTCGTTAATCTTTCTGGAAGTGATCTGACGAGGTGCGGGGAAATCTGCCGAACCAGTTAGTCCCAGTGTCCTACGGTCAGGCGTTGTCACGAAAGCACTTGGTGTCTGATAGCTGTAGTTATCTGTGTTATAAGCCAAGTCCATGTTGGTTGCGGCTCGGTTAGCACCTTGAACAACTTCATAGTTTCTGACGTAGTTACCAACTACACGAACACTATCGGATGTAAATAATGTTTTTATGTTCCTTATATTTACGGGTGCTTTGGCTGCCTGTCCTCGTAAATATTGACCCCTTGGGTTAGCTCCAGAAATCGCATCGATTGTGGCGGATGGTGCCTTACCACCTGCAAAAGCAGCGGTAGATCCATAAATGCTAGATATAAGAGATCCTGCAAACTCAATCCCATTCACTGAAGGTCCTGGAATCCTAGAGGATACAAATATCACCGCACCAGAAGAATAAGGTTCAACAAAGATGCGGAGACCCTGTGCTGTGATAGCAGCATTTAGACTATTCTTGAGGGCGGTTGCTACATCACTTACATTTAGAGCATCGGCAATACCCGAAACACTTTCAGTGCTTTCATCTATATTCACGCCAATATCAAAGCTAGTTATAAAACTGACGCCGTCTAAATCTAGAGTGACCTCTTTGCCGTCATAGTTTGCTATATCAAAACCGCCGCCGATGTCGATTGTTATTGAAGCTATAGCAAAACCACCATCCAATGATATAGAAAACTGCTCTTTTCTTTCGCTTGTTCTCAATGGTGCATTGTGTCGTGCCTGAATACCGCCAACATATCTTTCAGTGAAAGGTCCCTGAAGTGGAACCTCTCCGTTGTATGGCTGTATTTTATCGTTATGAAGATTTGCAAAATCTACATCTGTATAGCCTGATGATGATAGGAAAGATTGGTACCCTGTATTGACGCTTGAACTAAATGCACTGAAGGGAAGTACTTGTTCCCCTACATAAGTTTGCCCATCTATAGTTGCCTTTACAGATAGTCTCTTTTTTAAGTTGGGATACAACTCATCAGTTATGTTTATCTCTTGCTCAAAGTCACCAAATGCAATATTTGTTAAACGATTCTTTTTATTGAAAGGTTGATTACTTCCACCTTTTATAGATTTGTTTATTTCCGCATCTAGATTATAAATTCTTCTTTTATCTGATTCCCTCTGAACCTCACGTTGAGCAGACTGTCTTGTGTATAAAACATCGCCAGACGAAGACAAAGGTGCATCGTATCTCTCTGCGTTTTCTTTCCACCAAATAGCGTTCTTACTCTCATCAGAATCTATTGGAGCGTGGTTAAGAGCCCAACCGTGAGATCCCTGTAGGTTTAATCTTGCTTTACTTCTCTGGTTAGATCCGCCTATAACCCTTTTTGATGGTTTTGGTGGAGCAGAGTTTATAATAGTTTTATTAGCCATTTAGTAACTAGTTCCTTGCAGAGTATCTATCCAAGCCTAGGTCTTAATAAGTCTGGGTCTATATCTGGTTCTACTTGCACTTCACCAATCTGGAAGTTTCTTGCCCAATCCTGAAGTCTTTGTTCATCTAGAACACCAGGGCTTACAAGCTGATTGCCACCAAGATCGCCTGGGTCTGGTTGTGCAGGTCGGCGGGGAGGATTGCTGACTACATCGCTAGGGTCGCCCTCGACACCAATCTGTGTATTTGCACCGTTTATGTCACCAGTTATCTGATTTACTCCTGCCAGGCTTCCTAGTGGTTTAAGCAATGGAGCACGATATTGGAGTTTATTTCTTTCCAAAGCATGACTCTCAACAATATTGCGAACATTAGCAGCATAACGAGCAGATGCGGGCATAAGTTGGTCAAGCATTTGAGTCATTGCTGTGTCAAGCCACTTGTAGTAATCAAGATATTTCTGTAGATCTACAATATCATTCTGGACTTTGCGGAAGAAGATTTCCCGCATTTTTTCCATGTGTTTGTAGTTCATTCGGTACTTATTGACTGGCTCACCGATAAGGTTGTTGAAGTCTTTAATAGAGGCAAACAAGTGGAGCATACGATTAGAAATGCTGCGATACATGCTCTTTTCTATAGCAAAGAAGCTACTAGCAGGCTTCTTAAATGTTCCGAAGACTTCATCATCTACTGAGAGGACTTTTACCATCTCGTTAGAAGCGATGTATTCTGGTGGTAAAAGTTTATCAGCATAAACATATTGCTTACGAACTGGAGTGGATGAGTTTGTAAAGAAGTCGCCACGACCAGTGTGTTGTCGTAGATTTATGTTACTGAATGTATCCCCTTGGTATGTGGATTCATAATCTGTTCCCGCAGACCCAGAAGAGGCATCCTGTACTATGAAGCGGCCATTTGTATCTGATCCTGTTACTTCGGCGAACTCCCAGTTGAGTGCAAGTGTTTGAATACTTGGAATGAAAACGCCAGCACTTGCTGTTTGGAACAAGTAAGCATTTCTAGAAGGATGTAAAGACCCGTGAGTATCTACTTGTTTTGCCTGCAAATCTACAACTTCTGGTGAGAAGTAATCTGTCCAGTATCTTATACTTGAAGCACGGACATCGGTGGAAGTTAGAGTGCTTCCTGTAAAGTTTGTTTTGTGTGCCCCGATATAGATCCTTTTTGCGGAACCAATAATAGAAGACCCAGAAGCATAAGTCAAGTCTGTTGTTGCATTAAAATAGTTTTGCTTGGCTCCTGTGTCGAAATTAACACCATAAAGCCCAAGTTCATATCCTGTTGTGGAAACAGATGAATCTAAAACACCATCAGAGAATGGATATCTTTTTGGCTTAATGGACAAGGATAGATTCCAGCGTTCGTTGTCATAGACGTTTCTGAAAATACTGGAAGTTAGAAGAGTATTACCAGCACGATCTTCTACAACAAAGTAGGCGTCTTTTACACGGTAAGTTGGTGAGGTTATTTCTGCAAACTCGCCGGGACTCTTAACAGCATACACCTGCAAACCAAAATCATTTGCTGCCGACTCCCAAGTCAAATCTGTAGAAGTCTGACTTGTGTCGCTTGGTGTATGGAACCCATAAAGAGAGGAACTAACAACTTGAGGCATAATGTATGAAAGCTGATCCTGCTCATCTTTGTTAGGGAAGATGAACTCACCTTGTAAAGTAAAAGCATATTCATCAAGATCTGTAGAACCACTAATGAGACCCACAGAGTTAGCGTTAGAAGAATCATAATACTGATAAACTGTAGCATCGTCATCAGACTGATTAAGCAAAGCTGTAAAATCTACGTACTTCTTCGTACTAACTGATGTAACATAGCTGCTGGAAAGCTCAAAGTCAGTGTCATCAGAATAAGTATTGAAAGCTAACACCTCTTCACCAACACCCAAACAACGAATGAAGTTTCTGACTGCCTTCTCGTTACCCTTGGATTTGAGAATAAAGTTGAGGTTATTATAAATGTTCTTGTAGATTGAGTTCTTAATATCTACCAACTGTTGATCAAAGTTGATCTGCTCGTCTCTCTGGAAGAACTGTGCTAGTACATCTGCGTTTTCAAACAACTCTGGTGTCTGGATACCTAGATTCTCGACTAGTCTATCATTATAGGGGAACTCGTCTATTGAATCTGTAAGACTTCCGCTAATATACTTGTTATATTTTAGTTCCCTCAAGGATGTAAGCTGATTATAGAGCGTATCAAAATAGCCAGAAATGATTTGCGTTATAGATACGATTTCATTATTGTTGTTTTCTTCTTCCTCAATAATCCAGTTTGGAAGGTGGTTCAATAATCTAGCATTATTATTGTAGTCGTAGGTTGATCCGCTCAACTCATAGCTACTCTTGACAGAAATATATTCAGGATGATTTGTTCTTACAATGGGGTCGCCACGTTCGCTGACTGATTCAATCGATAGTTGATCTATGGCTGAGCCTGTGTTTCTACAGTTTGTTGTATATCCTGTGAATGTACCGTTAGAAACCCTACCAGAATAATCTAATGTGACCTGATCAATACTGGCGGTTTGAGTGATGCCTTCATTGAATTTAAAATATACACCCAAAGAAACATTGGCATCATACTTGTCACTACCGCCCTCCACATTAGAGAACCAATAACGACCAACTTGTTCAGCGTCTCTTTTTGTTTTCCAGAAGCGGAACTCATCTATAGAAGCTGACAACTTGCCAGCACCTTCTGTGAGCCCTGTTGAGCCTGATGGGTTTTGGCGGAGGGCACCAATATTACCAATCAAAGTTCCTGTAACGACTGTCTCAATGTTGGAGGTGCCTGTTATTCCTGTCTCTATACAGGTGCCATTTACATAGAAATCAATTGATGGCACACCAGATGAACCACTGGTATCAAATACAAATGAGAAGTTTCTCCATGTCCCGTCAGAGATTGTTGTTTGCCCTGCGGTTGAGGGAACAGAAACATTGTTAAATCCTGTTGCACCAGACAACATGGTCACATTGAATTGCGTCTCAGAACCTGAAACAAGCTCTATCCTTAGTCTCCCATAATCTGCACTACCAGAGTCTGTGACCCCGTTAGTAAGATCGAAGATAACTTGTCGTGGGGACTCTGATCCAGAGTCTATGAGGTCGTCCTTCTTTAGGAAGAACTCTACTGTTGAGCCGCTTGGACCACCAAACTCAAGATTTGATGTTCTATTTTTTGATTCATTAAATTTTGTGTTTAGGTGTGGCCCGCCCTTGACTTGAATATATTGATCAAGGGAAGAAGAATAATATCCTGAAGAGTTTGAATATGCGGTGCCGTAGTCTGCACCGATAGTAACAAAGCCAGTTGATCTAGGATATACCACCTCTAGCATATATTTTTCTAGTGGGTTTATGTTATTGTAGAAGTTTGTCTTCTCTAGCCCTGAGCCGTCATAAGGATAATCACTAGCGATGTATTCAAACGCATTCTTATAATATTCATAAGCAGACCCAAACTTTACAAAGTTCTCTGGGTCTGAATAATCAATGGGTGGAAGGAAATAATCGTTACGTGCCGTAAGAGCATTTAAATGAGCTTCGGACTCTACCCCGTCGCCGACTGTATCAGGCGAACTGCTCTTGAGGTATTTACTTACCGTTGTGCCTTCTTTGTTGTTTTGATATAAACTCTTTAGGCTGCTCATACATCATCTTCTTCTATTTTAAATTTGAATACTTCGGGTTGTTCTCTATATTCACCTTGTAAATAGTAAGCAAACTGAATTCCATACATATAGCCAGGCTCTAAATACGAAGTATCTAACTCAAAATAGTTCCCGCTTACGTCATACGATAAGCGAGTGAAGTTGTTGTTTGAGCTTCCAGTTCCGTAAGGAACTATCTCTAAGTTGTCGATTGATCGGAAAATGCGATAGTAAGCATCTTCAATGATAGTTGTTTCAACAGTAGCATTTGCAACTGTATAAATGTTTGGACTCCAGTCCTTATCTCTAACAAATACACGAAGTTTTGGCTTTTGACCTTTCTTGTACTCGTCATCCAAGTTTGTAATAGTTGTCAAATAAACTGTGTCGTATAATAAATCAGAAGTCGCCACTGATAGTGGTTCATAAGATCCTGTATAGAACTCTATTCTAGAGCCGCCTGAACCTGTGTGCCAGACGTCAAATATTGTATCCAAGGAACTTGTAGAAGCAAAAGAAGCAGTATAAACACCTGTAACTGTGTTGCCGTTCTCTACTAGCAAGCCGCCAGTTATAGCAGTTACTGAAGACCCATCTGAATCAACGACAGAAAGTGGATCGCCAGTTGGTGCAGTGCTTCCAGAATATATTTCAACCATCAACTTATTATCAGAAAGTCCTGGTATGTTTGTTAGCTGCCCACGGATAACATTATAGAGATAAAGTGTGTTAAGGTTATCAGCGGCTGGAGCTATGCTGCTGCTAATGTAGAAGTTTCCTCTATTGTCTTTTCGAGCAGAATCCCAGCGAGCTTCAATAGTTGGTTGGTAGTGGAAGAACTCACTAGTTCTCCCAAAAAATTTCTTAGTGTAGAAAGAGTCTGGACCGCTAAGATCATCATCAGGGAACTTAATGAGAAAACCATAGTTGTCAGTAGTATCAAGCCATTTATATACTTGCTCTGAAATATCTATGGATATGTTCTCAAGACCTGTGTCAAAAGATATACTAGCAGAAGTATTCAATCCTGTAAGGAATGACCCACCTGCTGTATCCCACTGAACTCCTGAAGAAGCTGAGATCCAGTTGGAGACACCAGCATCTGAATAGTTGTCCATATCCAAACCACGACCCTCTGTCCAGCTTTGAGAAAGCATCTTAAGGTCTAGAGTAAAGTTCTCTGGTGTTGTAGATCCGTGAGGAGCGTTGTAAAGATTAAGATGGAACTTAATACTTCCTGTGTCTGCCGGCAAGATCCCATTGTCAATATCTGACTGGATTGAACTGACAGGGAACTGTATAATGATTCTACTTTGTTCCGCATTTGTAGCGTTGATTGAGGCAGATGTTTGCCCTTGGATTACAAAAGCTTCCAATACATCAGCAGCACCCATATTGGAGCCAGTACCTCTAGTAATGAGGTTTTCCTTGAAAGCATTTGTGATTGTGTTATCTTTTGTTGCGTAATATTTTTTTATGCCCATTTTATACTATCACTCCAACAATGTCAGTGTTTGGTAATAGAATTTCGGCTGCTGAGTCAGCGGGAATTCTTAGGTATCTGCCGTCGTTAGATAGGTTAGAATTAATATCATAGACAACGTTGCTGTATGTTCCGCCGACACGGTTGTACAACTCAACACTCTTAGTATCGGTTACACCTGGAACATCATTAAGGACTTTGTAAATGTCTGAAATGTAGATTGATTCGCCTAAACCAAACTTGATGGTCAAGAAGTTATCACTAATTGCTTTGTTGCATTGCTGCAAAAGATCATAGCGGTTAATGTCTAGATCAGGAATCACTTCATACCTTATTCCAATGTTTATTATTTTCCCGTTGAGTATGTCGATTGTGTCGTTTATCATTCGGTAGTTATCAAGCCATACCTTAAGATTGTCTTTTAATACGGAGTTAGGAATAGTTAAGTTTCCGTTTTCGTCCTCAGATAAAACATACATGTTTAGATTTCTTTTTAGAGAAGTCTCGTCTCTAACAACATTTGCTCTTTTGATTTTCCCAAATTTTGCAGGCATACGATAAGCAAGATTCATATAGTCTTCTCTTGTTACCGCACGGTTTTGAGCAGCGAATGTTCCAAATGCTCTGGTTCTTATCTCGTCAGCAGTCAAAGGTGCTGTATCGCCAAGGATTGGCTCTTCGTTGTCGACTTCAATGGAACCTACCATGGTTGAGATAGTTCCCTCAGATAGAGCAGAGCGGTCTCTAAAGAGAAGCTTGGGTGAGATAATATTTGTTACAGAACCAACTGAAGCATTCGCAATGTTGGAAGTATTTGCTGTGTAAGTTACTGTTAATGTTGTATTTACTGGAACAACTCCGAACTTATCTGTCTTGATTAGATTAGTTGGATCAAAGGTTGTCTCAGTAACATAAGGCTTGCTATCAACGTTCAGTACGACATCAGCAGGATCAGCTACAACATCGCCAGTTAGATTATCTTCTGAGCCATAGCCAAACTGAACGCTTGTTGTGTTGTCTGTATTAAACTCTACAACATACCTTCTTGGTACAGGAGTCACTCTCATAGAGTATGGGACAGCGTCTCTTGATGTGTTATCTACGTTTTTAACTTGAGATAGAACTACGTCTTGAGAAAGATTTTCTACTTCGTAGTATTCGTTCCCTTGAGCATCAACGATAGACAGAACCTCTGTTACATTTGGTCGGCTTAGAGATAGTCTCAAGAATCTCTGGTAGTCACCTACTGTAAGCTGTTCTTCGAATTGCTGCCCTGAAACTACCTGTCCAAATGCTTTCACAGCGAAGAAAGTTGGGTTACCTGTTGTAGTATCTGTGCGAGCAACTGTTATTTCGTTATTAGAATCGGAAAAATCAACATCACTTATTAGTGTGTATGTTGCTCCATTATCTCCCGTAAAGATTGTGCCTTGCTGGAGAATAGGAAAATAATCTAAATCTGGTGCTCTAGAGTTTGCTGCAACAGGAACAAGCATGTAGATAGCCACCTGACCTGTTGATTTAGCGACACCTTGGTTTTTATAGCCAAGAGTCTCTGACAGACGAACAACATTATCGTATCTAATAGCACTATCTAGAAAACTTTCGTTGGCTTGGAAATCAGCATAGAATGATAGCTGGTCACCGACATAAGCGACAAGATCCAACATCAAAGCACCGAAAGATGCTTCGCTGAAATCCTTGAAGGTTGTTGGATAATAACGCTTAGCATAGTTCTCTAAGTCGGTCTTAATAGACTCAAAGTCTCTGCTTGTGTAGTTTATCGGTCTTTTAGCCATATTATTTTTTCCCGATATTAATTAGTCATCGTCGAAGTTATTACTAACTCATCTTCTTCGTTAAAAGGCAATATGTTATACTTTATACTCACCCTTACTTCGTTTAGTTTTAATGTTGAGTCTTCATCGCTTGTCAAGAAGTTAATCTCTTCTAGTGAAATACTAGGTATATAAAACTCTACTTGCTCTTTTATAGCTTGTGCGATTCTCCCAAAAGTTTCGTCATTTACACCATCAAACAAATAGCCATATATGCCCACACCAAATTCTGGTATCATCGGTCTTTCGCCAGGCATCGTGAGAATGAGCATCTTAAGGTTCTGCTGAAACGTTTGCTTCAACGTCTTATTAAGCTGATAAGGTCCGTCTGTTGGGTCATAGACTAACGGAAGCCTTGGTGAGATGCCTTCTAACTTACTCATTTCTGTTAATTAGTGTTTCTAGAGTACTTTTCTCTTCTAATCTTCCTTGAAGAGGTACATTATAGTTTCTATATAAATTCACAAGATATATTCTGAAGAATCTCTGTGAGAGAGCTTTTACTTGATTCTGAACGTAACTATCTGGAGCACCTTCAGCATTTACTGGTCCCCCAATACCATCTGGACTATCTGGGAACTCTGTGCCAAAAAGTTCAAATATGTTGGCTAATAAGTTGAAATATGATCCTGGCATCCTGTCATTTGGGAAAAGATTGTCTAATCCCCCTCTTCCTAATCCAGTACTTCCTTGGACTTCTAGTGATAAGAAGTTTTGGATCTGCTCAACTACTCTTCTTCTTATAACCCCATCAGGTCTTTCTAGTTCTCTTTGTCCTTCGAGCCCTTCAAGATTATCTCTAATGTAAGCATCTCTACTATCTGGATTATAGAATAAACTATTTAGTAGCCGAAGACGGTCGCTTACTCTTTCCTGTAGTTCTGTTGAAATTCTTTGAGAAAGATTTTGCGGTATTGGTTGTCTTCTACCACCACCGTCTAAGTCATCTCCAACTAGATTTCCAGCACCAAAGTACTCAGGAAATAAACTGATCAACGTGGCGGGTTCGGATCTTTGGTCTGGCGAGAACTGAACTCTTGATCCCTGATTTCTCAAGAATAACAAGTCTCTAAGTCTTAGTATTCTATCTCTGGTTAAGAGCCCATCTGAAATCTCTTCTCTCAATATTGCAATTCGTTGCTCTACCTGATCTGAGTAGTAATAAGTTACTTCTTGTGTTCCGTCGTAGTATTCAACATTCACTGGGAAACCAACAAAAGTTGGAGTAAAACGCTGAACCACTTGTCTTTTTATTGCCGTAAGTAGGTTATCATCTGCACCAGCTATTTCTAACAGAATCCTATACTGAGTATCACTATACCTATTAGCATACTGTATGCCACGATCATAATAGATCATATAAGAAGCAATCTGAAAAGCTACTGGGAAATAATAGGCACCCACAAGAAGTCCAAGTTGCGTTATTTGATTTCTATTGTAGAACTGACCTATAATCTGCTGGGCTGCACGGGCTTGGTCTGGATCCGCAATACCATATTCTTCAAAATTGACATTGAACAATAATCTATAAAACTTAACAAGAGTATTTTCATATAGCTGTTTGGTATTAGTAGGAGCTTCTGGGTCAAATATTGATTTGTTTATACCTGTATATTCAGAGGTTGTTGAAATATTATCCAACATACCAAGATAGATTGATTCTATAATGTTCCTCATATTTTCCGCAGGAGTTAAATCCTCTCTAATGATTGGATTTCTGTTATAGTCCTCATCCTCTGAATCGTGAGGGAAAACAAGTTTAATGTATTGAATAGATTCATAAAAAGGTCCAATCATCTCTCTAGGTGTTAGTTCGTCAGTTATCTTTTTATGAAGATAATCTACGATAAGCTGAGTTGTTCCAACACTGCCCCAGCAAGTATATACACGAGCAAGCGGCATGATGTTCATAAAGAAAGAAATCATTCTTGTCTGCAAAACTTGCACTGCTGATTCTGCCCTGAAGGTGTCTTCCTGGGTAACACAAAAATCATCCGTCTTCTCAAGGGGAAGCTTTCCTATGGCTGCAACATATCTAGGCATTCTCCTTCTACCTGTATCGTTTATTACAGCTATATTAATCTGCGTATCCAGCCTTTCACGATAGTTTTGAATACTAACAACATCAGCATCTCTATCAGAAGCTTGCAGTGCCAACTGGTTATTTGTTGGGTTTTCAACTGGTAGTCCTACGGAGAAGTTTCCATATAACTTAGGTATGCCACTTAGTCCGCCCTGCCCCTCATTAAAGAAGCCATAGTTTATGCTAGGAAGAAGGGTATCATTTACAAAAAGTTGGTATTGATCATCTACTCTAAAGTTGAAGTTCCCAACCTGAAGATTGTCAAAGATTCTGTAATCTACAGAAGTAAAATCTCCATTCTCTCCTACGGTCTGTGTTTCCGAGGATATTGATTTTTCATTATGAACAATCCCCGCAGGATTATAATAAGCAACAGTTGGAGTTTGGCGATCGGCATCCCAATAAACTATTCGTATATCACCCTTAGATGGATTTGAGCAGTATAAGTTTGAGGCACCAGCATATCCACGATATGGAAATACGCTCTCTTGTTGTCTTAAATATCCATATGTGGCATTTGTTATTTTATTAAGTTGTGTCTTTTCAATAGTTGATGGATTTCCATCGGGCTGAAGGGGTTGATACACTCGACTTAAACTTTCTGGACTCAATAACGCAGTTCCTTGACTTTGGGCATTATTTAGTAGCTTCTTTAGAGGAGAAGGTGCGTTATTTATAGCATAGTAAGCTGTGCCATAAATATCAAAGGGTTTTGTTGGCGGATTTCTATATTGTGGAATGGGTATCTTAGGAAGCTCTCCAGTTCCACTATATGTCATCCAAAAGAAGTTATAGACATTATCAGATGTCCAGGCGTTTCTTCTTGATCCTATCTGTCCGCCAGTTAGAGTAACGTTATCATCATCAACTACAGTCGTTATTTGTGTTCTTTGTCCAAAACCAGCAGGTGTTTGGAAAAACACATCTCCATTTCTAGATTTATAAAGCTGATTTATACTTCCTTCCCTTAGTTTAGTCCCAAGCTGGTAGTATATCTCAGTTCCCATTTTTGAGTTATATAAGTTGTACTCATAGTTTTGAACTCTTCTTTGCTCTCTTCCAAACAAATTTGACAATAGACCAGCAAGCCACTCAGATAATGAGTTACTCAAGCCAGCTATAAACTCCAAGAGATCATCGTACCAAGACATTGTTGGCAATGAGTCAATCAATCTCTCTAGTTCAAATTTTATATTAGACAAATCTCTAAGCCAATTACATAAGTTATTAATTTTATTAATCTTATCACTGACTATGTCTGAATATTGAGCTTCTATCTCTGGAATCTCAAAGTTAAGCTCCAGTGGATTTGTGTAGTTTTCCCTCTGATCACAGTATGCCTCTAAGGGAGAGCGGAAAGGCAAATCACCAAATTGACCTTGCCCCTCTATAGCATCCCCAAGGAGAATGAAAAAGTCAATAATCTTTTCTTCAGTAAAGTTTAGTGTATTATATTCCCTTGGATCAATTATTACACGATTTTCTTCACCAGGATTTGAGAAAGGAGAAATATAATTGACCACGTGATCACTTGATAAAGTCTCAAATAGGTGGTTTATCAACTCAGAATTGGCATCACCGTCAAGAAGTTGCTGTAGTTCAACTGGGGTTGCCATTGCAGAGACATCCTCAAGAACATTTTGAATCTGTTCCAAGGTCGCATCTGAAGTTTGTCCTTGTTCATTGATATTGAAAAGGTTCGCTAATCGAGCTATTTCTACTAAATCTACTTCATCAACGTAGTTTGATAAATCAGTAAATCCAAAGTCTTGCTTCTTGAAAGAGTTTTTTAACCCACTTGCTGGTCTTTTATTTCCATCTGGTCCGCAACCCAACAATGCACTAATAACATCTTTTGCTATACCAGCAACAATAGATTTAACAAAGTTTAGCAAAATTGTTTCAATAGCTTTTCTATAGACTTTTGATTGCTTAGTCTTTAGAGAAATCATATTCCTCTTTGTAAATTCAATCTTTATTGGCTCATCAAGAGTCTTCCTTACAAGAGCATTAGCTACTGGAGGTGCTCCAATGGGATCTAAGAAACTATCTTCAATAAAGTCTCCAAGGACATCCAACGAGCAGAATATCTGCTGATTGATCGCTTGTTCCACCTGCCTCTGAGCTAGTGCGGGGTTCTGTGCAAATCTTGCAGCATCAGAGAGCCTTTGTTTGGTTAGTTCATCTTCTATGATTTCCTGACGGAGAAGTATGATTGTTTCCCTGATTAATGATCTTACTTTTGTTTTCCCTGTAGCAGCTTGCCAAAACCTTAAAGCGTACTTAGCTGCCTTTGCTTGTCCTGTATTGCAGTCTATCGATTGAAGGGTTGAAGACATTCTATAAGACAATGGCCTGTTTGAGAATAGTCTCTCATATTCAGCAGGACTGGTTTTGGATAGTTCAGATAGCTTAGTGAATAAATCTTTTCTTTTTCTCCTTCGGCGTTCATCTTGTGCAGCGGAAGCATTAGCTCTCTTTGCTTTAACGGCATCAATCCTTGATGATGGAAACGCATATTTGGATAAAAAGTCTAAAGCATCTTCTCGTGTTGAAGGTGTTGTACTCTTCACATCATTATAGATTGGATAACTATTCTTTATGAACGAAAAAGTTGTTGGCGTAAAAAGAGAGAACGCATTTGCTATACGGGCCTGTTCTTCTTCTATATTAAGATATGTTGTGTTGCCAGTTCCCTGATAATAAAAACTTCCGTTGATACAAATGTGATCTAGCAAATAACCTTCAGTAAAGAACATTTGGACGAGGTCTTCGTCTTCTAAGGATATTTTATTGTACCCGTAAAATAGAGACAACAAATCAAAGAAAGACTCAAGTCGGTCAGCCTCTCTACCTAAATCAAGCCCATTGAGAACCTGCGGCGTTAAACCGTCGTCTAAAAGCTTTTCGTTGTATTCTACAAGAATACCCCTGACTGAGAACATATACCTCAGCATATCTTCTACACGGAAGGTTACACTGTTTGCGGTTTTGTTTTCTTCTCCGATTACTCTCTTTGCCTTCTGGAGGGAAGAAAGTTCGTATTCTTCATAGGAGGGCCTGTCTTCAGCTTCTAATGAATCTGGTAGATTATTAACATCGGATGAGTTTATTTGTAAGCAGTAGATCCACCTTGAACCTGGTCTTAAATCCCTGTAGGTTAAAAGAGAAAAAGTTTCAGGGGCTGAGTATTTTGATAATAACCTCTGAAAGTTGGCTTCCGA